TTACCAGCTTCATTGAGAGCTTATGCTTTTGCACCTTACGACGTCTCCAACCTACCGCTAGAGAACCTTTTCACTCGACTAGGTACCAGGTGTCAACTGGATTTCATCGAGACCCTTTAACAGATGCCTCTTATTTATCTGTTAGTGATTTTCTCATCTAAATAAGAAAACCCTGATTTACTCTCGTTTTTTCCTTTCGCCTCCTTCAATAACTTTCTTTGTAGTTCTAATAACATCTGATCTGTGAGTCCATTACTCTTATCTTTTTCAGTTTCAACCATATCTGCAAATATTTTAACTAATCTGAGTTGATTTTCGTCACTGATTAAACCATCTGTCATTCTAACTAATATATCTAATGGATTTTCTTCTTCTTCTTCAGAACTATCGGAGGAACTTTCGTCATTTTCCATTCGTAAAGCTCTAAATTTATCTCGAGCTGGAAAGAATATTGTATCACCTTTTCTTGTTAAACTTTTAAAAGCAAAAGTATCTCCTTCTACTACTGGGACTTGTATTACGGTTAAATATACTAATGAGGGGCTTCCAGGTAAGGCTGTTGAACCTCCTCCAACAATTGATATAAATGGCTTCTGCACGGGACTTGTGGTATCCATAACATTGACGTTTAGGACCATAGTGGCAACACCCGAGGAATCTCCCGCATTGGGGGCGTAATAATTCCAAAACCCATTTGGGGGACTAATTGGGAGTTGCGAAACTCCATCTCCAAACGAATAAGTTGGATACGTCAAAGTGGCCCCTGAAGTTCCGACCCAACGGATCTCTACGCGATAATTACCATAAACTTCATTAGCAAAAATAATTTGATTGGTATTTGACGCTGTTTGATAAATGCCCGCTAATATTGATGGCAAACCTTGAGGTCCAGTATAAACCATTTGCGTGACTCCCATCGGGTAATTATTAGTCCACCCAGTATTTGTGAAAGTATCCATTAAGGGCCCATATTCAAAATCATTTTTTGGTTGATAAAATTCCACTTCATACGTCGCCCATAACTCACCAATCGAGGCACCAGATTCAGATTGCCCTCCTACTGCTATCGTGAGTTGTCCCATATCATAAAGGCGCAAATCAGTTCCTTCTGGTGGACCTTGACTCCTAACGTATAACTGCTCCAACACAACTTGATTAGCAGCACATTCAACCGGATGCATCTTACTTTCCGCCGTTGAACCACTTGTAGCATACATTGAGTTCAACATGGTCACTTTATCTGAAAACGGAACATCTACGCTATTGTACTGCGTCGCTAAAGCTACGTATCCTAAACCCGGTGCTGTAGCTAGCTCACTCGCTTCTTGTACATACTCAAAGATCAATCCTCGCATTCTATATGCCGTATAAGAATTGGCCACTCGCGCTACCCAAGGAAAAGTTGAAAACAACCCAGGATTGATGGATAATTGGAATGCTTGAAAGGATGAAGAACTAGAATAAATATCTCCAAGATATTCTCGATGGTGTATAATATTAGCGTTCTTGCTATTTTCCATCATAGGAACCGTGTTTCCATTAGCTCCTTTCGTCATAGCGGCCAACAAAGAATTAGACTGAACTTCATAATCCCCAAAACCACTCACACAAGCCTCTAAGATTGAAGGTCCATATTTTATAGCTCCATTCAACATGGAATCTACAGCAGAAGAATACCACGGTTCTGTAGCCAACTCTTTCTCGGTTTTCCAACCTTTAGGCTCTATCTGTTTCAACTCCTTAGCGATGTTTTTTGCCCGTCTCTTCTTAGGTTGTGGAACTTTCACATTATTCCATTCTTTCCAAGAAGGTTTATTTGGGGAAGGCCTTCTATTCCTCCTCTTTTGTCGAGCTACAACTTTCTGTTTAGCTAATCTTTGTTTGACTAAGCCTGGCCCTTCTAAGGGTTTTTCTGGCTTAGTACTCGCTTTCTTCGGAGTTCGATTCTTCGCAACTTTAAAAGTTTGCTGATGCGTCTTACCTCGAGATAAGTGCGGATTTTGGCTATTATAGCGTTCTTGCTTAGCTTTATTTTGCTTAAAGATTGGATCCGCAACAGAATCTCCTCCACTAGCCTTTGCCTTATTCTTCTTTTTCTTCCCTTCTTCATTGTGGACATTTGTCATTTGACGTGTGCCAAGATTACCCACCGAATAGCTTAAAACTATCGGCCTCCTGGCAGGGACAATGAGTCATTCGTAATCTGCTGCCAGGAGGCAGAAGACTGGGGATCTCACAACTACTGGTATAGATTTTACGGCTTCACAAAGATCTTCGAACTCTTTTATCATATCTATTGTTATACCATATCTGTCGTGGATAACTGAATAAATTAAGTCCAAATTCAAGTCCACCGCTCTTTCCTCAACAACTATCTGATAATACTTAGACGTTAATTTAACGTCATTTTCGATACCGAATCGGAACATCATCCTTAAAAAACTACCCAGGATAGGATAAGTTAAAGGCACTGGCCCAGGAGATTTTGCCAAAGAATACAAACACTTCCTATAAGCTACGTAATAGTCATCACCTTTATAAATAGCTAAAGGATTTTCTAGTGTTTTTCCTAATTTTAAAACCATACTGGGTAATGGTAGCCAGAAGGGTCGACCATCTAAAGTTTCCATCCACCAACCTTTCAAAAAAGTGGCCTCATTGTATCTTTTACGCGGAAAATGCTTTACTTTTAAACCAAGGTCAGAAGCTAGCTCAGGTATACCTCTCCCTGAACCGGCATTTTTTATATAATAACTTCCAGCATCTATACCATGATCGGAATTACAAAAGGTTGTAAGATTGTGTCCGGTAGCCATTTGTGTTTCACCGTCAAAATCAATCAAAACTAAATGTTCCTTATATTGTACTCGAACCCGAAACCGCGCTGAAAAAGCTTCTTCTTTCGCTTTAATGAAATCCTCAGGTAGTCCCATAGCTCGAAATTTATAAGTCTCACTTCTATTTGCAGCTACTCCCTGAGATTGATCATACCAAGAAAAATCCTCTTCACTATAATTTCCATAAAATTTACTAAGCAAGCCCCACGAAACCCAAGTATCATCGCCCATTACTAAAAAGAACACCGTCGTTTGGTTCTCAACAATTATATCCATAACTCGATTTAACTTCGTCCCAGTATAACCTGAGCAAAAAACGAAAGTCACTGGAATTTTTAGTCCCAAATCGGTCACTAAATAATGTAGTGTATCCTCATTATACAATATGTGAGCATACTCACAGACACTATGGGCTAGTTGGGTTTGCTCTACTAAATACTCAGGGGAAAACTGAGTTATAGCTCGTGGTTTAAAAAAACCATCTTTTATAGCTATCAACTCATCATGTTTCACAGAAACAGATTTAACGTTCCTAAAGACATTATGGCCTTGTAACATCTTCTGGTAAGCTGCTAACAGACGAGCTTTCTTTTTATTAGGCATTTTAAAAACAGCATTGAGTAAACTAAAATGTTTAAGACTAGTATTATTCTTAAACCAATCTAAACGATAAACGGTCAACGACATCCAAACTTTATCTAAATGCTCCAAAAACTCCTTTCTTTTCTTTAACTCGGCTATACGAAAAGGATCGGCCATAACTCGCTGTTCTAAAGCATTCAGCAAATTTATAGGAGCTTTTGAAGGGCGAACCATCAGATTCGAAGGACTAACTATGGGATATATAAAGTTACGCTCTCTCTCACGATACAAAGTATCACTATAGTGGCGCAGGAAAATCTTAGCTTCCTCCCAAGAGCACTCCTTATAATCAATCCTCACTCTAATTGTCTCGACTGTTGCCGGTCTCCATATAGGAATGGGCATCTCTCTAACTTCAATAAAAGCTGGTAAGGACGCTCCCTCAGGCAGAGATTGGATTGGTGGTTG